AGAAGAGTTTTGTTCAAAATATATTCTAATAAAGTTCCAAATATCATTATGGGTTTTTAATAAATTATCAACATTATTTTGAAGCAGAACGTGCAGTTGTTTATCTTGCAATACTGCAGAGATTACTTTTGCTTCAACATTATTCACTTAACCACTCCTTTGCTTTGCGTCGTCTTTCTAATCTTTCAAAATTATCTTTTTCTTTATCTATTTTAGCATTCCAAATTTTTTCAGCATTGTATGAAAAAAAGTTCCAACTAGGACTTTGTGCTACTTTAAAATAATACTCAAGCAGATCGTAGCATGTGCCTAAACCGTATGATTCTATAAGGGCATCAGCAGACCACTGCTCTGTCCATTTATTTATAGATGGCTGTTGCCCATACTTAACCTTATGGTGTTTAGCGTATGTTCCAAGCAAAGCCATTCGGTCTTTGCGTTCAGCCACTATTCGATTATTTCTGCTTTTGCTTCTTGGATTTTTTCTGTAAGTTTACTTTCAACAAAACCATAAACTCTTTCAAATGCTTCGCTGGTAGTTTCTCCATCTTTCTTAGAATCTACAACACCAAGATCTAACCTTAGTGACTGAAAGTTGCCTAGATTTAATGTATAACCAAGAGTAATAGAAACCTTGGTACTATCGTTTTCTTGCATACCCACTCCTTATTGCTAGTTAATCGATTCGTTCCAAATTGGAATAAATCTACCGTCTTCTGTCTTCGTATATTTAAGTATACCATCACCCATTCTTCTAGTCAATTCCTGTGTACTAGGTGTAATGTCATTTGTAATTAAATTATCTTTCCTTGGTCTACCTATATGGTACGAAGCAAGTATATCACGTATGTCTTTTACTTGTGACTCTGAGTAGTATGATCTTACTTGCCATCCCCTTGCCCCGCCTTTTTGTGATCCAGTAGGGAATGGTATAATCCCTCTTCTCATTAAAGAAGGCATATATTTTTTATGTCTGTTTACTAGTTCAGCGGTTTGTCTAACTGTATAAGCACGCTCTCTTTTATTTTTAAAATCAGAAATTAAACAACTTTCAATTCTATCTTTATTAATATTATATACAGACATTATTCCATTAGATTTATTAAAGTGGTGTATCCTTACCAACTCACCATTAAGAAACCAAACCTTTTTATTGCCAGGTATTACAGGGGCGAGATTGTATGCTTCGCTCTCAAGATTTCCTTTTCTAACAGCCATGATCCTCCTATAACACTTTGTGGTGGGTTCATAAACTCTCTCTTCCCACACGACATACAGTATAATTCTAAATGAAGACGAGAACTATAAAGTCTATCAAGAAACATTCTTCCTTTACATTTTTTACACTCTAACATTAATTAGGAATTCCAAGTGCAATGATATTTATACCAATAGACACATTGCCACTTGTCTTAAACTTTACAACTCCATCTACTTTTGACACTGTGATATTCTTTAAAACTACAGTAATGTCAGATCCAGCAGATGTGCCGTCTATGTTTATTGGGGTAGCAGTAACAATTGGTGCATATTTAAATCCAGAATAACTTAAAGAAAATGACAATTCGTTTCCAGCACTAACTGTACTGTTATTTGCTACCTCTACGTACCCGCCAACCATTCTCATCTCAGATGATTTGACATCTTGTTTACCAGAAGAAATAGTATCTATTGTCATATATTTATTAAGTGATGGTGAAACTTGGGTAGATAGTGTATTTAAAGTATCTGCTATTTGATATATATATCCAACATCAAGTGGTTGACCACGATTTGGGAGGGGTACTCTTGCCATAGTTATTCTATTATACCATTAAAGGACTTGTTCGCTGCTAATTAGATATGTAGCAGCATCAAAGGCTTGCTTTAATTGTGTTACCTTTTGTACTCTAAACTTCATATGTGTTGGGCTTGTGGGATATGTCATAGAGTATTGAGTACCCTGCGAAACTCCAACCCATGTCCAATTTCCATATGTTCCATCTGTTTTCCATTGAACATAAATATCAAAGTTTTTTATTGAACCCTGTTGCTCTTGTAATATTTTTTCTTCATTAGTTGGATTAGTTATTAAAAGTGCTGGCATGGTCCAAGAAATTTGTGCTATTGCATTATTTATAATAACATTATGAGGAATACTTGTTCCTGCAATATCTTCAATATCAAAACCAATTTCATCAAACGTACTTGCTGATCCTAGTTTGTGTATTGGTGACCAATGTGATGATCTATTTTTATCTTCAGAAATAACCCTATATCTCATTTGATAAAATAATTCATCATTGTTTCCTATATAATTGGGCAAATCTTTTTTTAATACTCTTACCTTTTTTATATTTTGATCTGCCATTATTCAACATCCATAGCAAATCTAAATTCTATATAGTTACTAGTATTAGGGCTTTTTACAATTGGCAATGAATCTATATTTCTTATAACTGTATAACCTGTTAAACCATATGCTGGATTTATATTATTTTTGCTTTCAACTCTAAGGGCATCTAATGCAACATAATAAGAACCGTTTGGAGTATTTGCAGTAACGGCACCAGTCAGTACTTGAGAGTATACCTTGATTGTATCTACTGATTTCCATGGAAAACCCTCAGTTATATTAATATCCTTTAATTCCTTATTAACAACAAAATATCTGTTTACATCAAAATCATAACTTGAGTCATCATTAACATGATCAACTCTTGCTTCCATTCTTGCATATGCACCAGGTGTGTTAGATGCGGAGAATTCTACAAGAATTCGAGCAGCAATTTTTGATGTATCAATGTCTGCGTCATTTCCATCTTTATTTAACACACTGAAAGCAAGTCTTAATTCATCAGAAGTAGAATATTTTGAAAGGTTTGCAGATGTTCCAGATAACTGAATAAAGTTACCAGCACCAACCAATGATCCTGTTGAACCAGAAAATGTTGAAGAGTCTCCACTCATCAAAATCATATTATTTAAAAATCTTGATCTTTCATTTTTTTCATATCTAGATGTGTTTAAAAATATCGTGTTGTCTGCATTTGTTTGAAAAATATCTAACTGTAAAGATGATCCGTTAACGGTAAAGTAATCTTTAATAACGTTTAAAATTAATGGATCGTCTAGTGGCTCTGCAACAATATTCAAGGTATTAGAACCATTAATACTCCAGTTTTCTGATTGAGTAAAAGAAAGTAAAGACTTGCTATCAGTAGAACCTAATAGTGGATTAAATCCAGCAGAGTATATTCCTACCTCAGTTATTTCATATCTTTCTTCTGTTGGTAGTTCTGCAGTAAGCACAATCTTTGATATACCGTCTTCATTTACTATACCCTTTGAAGAAACTGGTACTCTAAACATTTCAAAATCTAACTCTGTTTTATCAGAATAGTCTGGCTTTGCACCGCTAACGTATGGCTCTAAAGGCCTTGCACCGCAACCAACAGCAATATATGAAGCGTATGAAGGAACTTGACCAAGTAAGTATTTCAATATTATATTTTTGCCAGTACTAGTAATCACTTAAATCTCCTAGATTATATTGTATCATAATAGCCACTTCCGTTAGTTAGTATACTTATCTCTACTTGTTCATCATCTTCAATATTGATTAACTCTACAACTAGATCTCCAGTTGATGACTCTATATAAACATTTGTGCCGTTATTGCCATTTCCAACATTTGGTATTTTTTGATCAAGAATAATTGTAAAGTTTTTAAAGTATTCATAAGATGTTTGAAAAACTGGAGCAAGGGTATAGGAGTTATAACTTTGTAATATTTTATTAGAGTTATATATATTATCATAAACAAGGTTAGAACCAAACACCGTATCGTTTCTGTCAATATTAATAATTTCTTGTCCACCAATGTCTTCAAATATTAAGTTAGACATAGTCTCTATAGAAACTTCTTCGTCTCCAACTATAATATACTGTGGTTCTGCAATTTTAACTAAAGAGTTATTTGAAGAATTGGAGTATATTATTTGTGGTGTATTTGGAATTGAATCACTCATCTGCTACCTCATAACAGTATAACTTCATTGTTGGACCCTGTGCTGACCTTGCGTACTCAATATTATACACAACAAATCTTTTGTTTTCTGATGCTATGATATCTTCATTATTAGAATTTTTATAATATACACTAACTATGTCTCCAAGTTGAATTGTTGGCATAGCAAACACATCTAAGCCAATTGCATTTTTAGGATCTATAGTTTTATTAACAATCCATCCAAGCAGTGCTTCGGCATCATCCTTTGATTGTATATATGGAGCATCCATTGTAAATTCTTTTGTACCATATTTAGATTTACTTATTTTTAATTTGTTATATTTATCTTTAGATTCAGTGTTTGATTTTATAACTTGATCATCTAGATATTGTGTTTTAATGTAATTAGAATTTTCTTTATAGTAATCTTCTACAGTAAGGGTATGATTTGTAGATTGAGTAAATGCAACTCCTTGAATTCTTAAATAGTTTCCAGATGTTTCATCTAATGTCAAAACAGTATCTGTTGCATTAAAAATTAAAAATTCTGCACCGTATGCATCTGGTAAAAATCCAGATACGGTGTATCCTTTTATTTTATTAAAAGTTGGAGATATTTTAGAATATAATGCTGGATATGCTTTATCAAACTTAACATTAAAATATGCACATTCTCTCATGATAGATCCAAACTCATCAAAATAAAAATTATACGATGGTGGTTCTGAAGGACTTATGCCAGATAAATATGTTGATTGTATTACAGAACTTAAGGCATATTTTCTAAATGCATCGTTAGAGGTAAGTTCTTGATTATCAAATATTTTATTAAATGGTATGTTTATATTTTCTGAAACATTTTTAGAATAATTACTTCCCAAAGCAAATATATTTTCAAACATAATTTTAGAAGTTCCTCTAGTAAATAAACACATGTTATTATAAATAGGCAAAGGGTTTGTGTCATCAACTATTGCAACAATGTTATTATTTATATATAGATAAAATTTTCTTGTTTGTCCAAGGTCCAAGTATTCAACTGCAAGATCATAGACTGTTGGATTAGACTCTCCTGTCATTCTATATTGTCCAGTAAAGTTACCATCATCTACCAATATGTTGGTTGATCCAGACCATAGTTTTACAGGAACAGCCTTATCTGTGTCACTATCTTTTCCTATTTTATAAAACATTAAATTAGCAATTGTAGAGCCACTAGAGTATTTATCTATATTAGTTTCTGTTAATGCTGCAATTTCAAAATAATACCCCACATTATTTGTAGGATTAACCATAACGCCTAAACCGCCAGAGCCGCCACCAATGCTTATATTTTGAGATGGATCAGTTCCTGGAACTACATAATATGTCATACTTCCAACTGGTGTTTGACCCCTGACTTCATTGTTTTCAACTTTTCCAATAATTCTTAATCTAGTACCAAAATGTTTAAACTTGCTATCTAATGGCTTATAAACATAGTTAATGTGGTCAATTGGTTTTTGTTCAAAAGTAAATGATGGTCCAGTCATAACTAATGCGGAAGATTGTATGTTTCCAGATTTTTTATTAATTGAATTTTTAGTATCATATTCTGAAGTATAAGAACTTGATAAAAAGTTTTTAATAATGCTAGTTCTAGTTGTTTGTTTGGCCATGCTGTCATTAACTCCAGCAGCACCAACAACAACTGTTTTATCTAATGCTTTATCTGAAAACAAATATTCAGAATACATGTTGCAACTTTTTACACTGTTTTCATTAGTCCAATATGAATTTAATCCAGCATAGTGACTGGTGATCTGTGTTCCAAACTGACCTCTTCCATTTTTTATTACATCTCCATTTTTTAAAACTTTTACACCATTAACTTCTACATAATCTAATTCTGTATATATTCTAATTAATCCAGTTGGATACATTTTTCCATTAAAGGGCAGTTGAGAAAAATAATTTTCATAGTCTTCAACATTAGTTATCCAAACGTTTCCTACTCCAGAAACATTATACTCAACTGCATCGTATCTGATAATTTCTCCATTTGAATAAAAGTATCCATTATAATTGCTGATCCAATATATGTTTTCTCCAAGATCAATAGTATTGTTTATTAGGACATTATAACTAATATATGGGACTTCGTCTGATAAAGATGATCCTAGTGGAATTGCTGCTAAAACATATGATGACATTGATGCAGCAGACTCGTTTACAGTTTTTGTATTACCCTTTCCAGAAACTTCCCATAGTAATGTTGGTTTATATATCCAAGTTTTTTCTTTATCAATTAGTGTTGCTTGTTTTATTGATCCTAAAGTTTTTTGAATATATCTAGTAGTGTAATTAATTTTGCCAGAATTTAACACCTTGGTATCTATTATTGATGCATTTAGTATATTTTCTTTATTATTTATTTCATTATTTTTAGAACCATAGAGAGTAATGTCTGATGACCTGTCTGTTATTTTTGGAACTGTGTAGTTTTTACTCATTACAGTTAAATCATTTTCTTCATTAAAAAACATAGAGGACTGAGATGATATGGCTAAATCATTTAAAACTTGTGCAATATTTTTTTCTTGATTGCAAAAAAAGAAAGGAATTATAAGTTCTTGTTCGTTTTCAATTTTTTTAAATATATAATTAGAAAATCCAGCATAATCTAATAATGTTGAAACCACAAAACTTAAAGATACATTTGTTAAAAACAAACTAGGGGCATTTATTTGTTCTAGATAAAAATATAAATCTCTTAACTCTATAGAAGTTTTTCCACTTTTTACATCTGTTTGTGGTATGGCATCTGAATACATTTTTTTTAATGGTATGTAATGATGTATGTTAGCACTAGTCTCTACATCTTCATAAAAACTAAATTTAACATTGTTATCTAAATAATTAGACACAATACTATTTATATTATTTTTATTAAACGATAGGTCTGGATCAATCAATTCTAGATTTCCAGTAGAGGCTAGTAGTTGTCCTACTGGTAAACCATTTGTGCTTAAATCAGATATTGATTTATTTAAACTATAAGCAACAACGTTATTTGTTATGTCTACTAATAATCTAGGAGATAATTCTATTAAATCAAAAACACTATCAAACTTATTCATTGTGCTTATAACAAGCCTTATTCCATCTATATACTGAAACTCTTTATACGAAGTAGTGTTTGTGCCATTATTAGTATAGGATACAACATCTACCAACTCTGTTACCGTTGAAGTTTTGTCTACTTCTTTTTCTAATAAACCCCACCCATACTCTGGAATAAAAGAATCATATTCAAAACCATTGTAAACATATAGAGTTTCGATTTCATTGTTATATTTATTAAAAACTAAATAGGCATCACCGTATAAAGCAGCGTCAGGTAATAATGCTGCAGACATAATAGTATCAATTAAAGAAAATGTGTCTTGATATTTTGAAGGAGTAACTAATCCATATTTTAGTTCAACGTGTCCATCGGATTTAATAACATGGCTTCCATCTGATCTTGTAGAATTTTCATCAAAACTAATTATATCTGTCCAAATATTATTATTTAATATCTGAACCTTCCAGGTGCTTGGAGTTGTTTGATTAACATATCCATAAAATGGATCGCTTATGCTTTCAGATATTGTTGAAAATGGACCTAAATCAATTTCTCCAACGTTAGTTTGCATTTTAATAACAATTCTATTAACTGGTATGCTATTTTTGTATACTACAAATGGCGATACATCATCTATATAATTTTTGTTGTTTGATATATTTTTAGCAATTCCCCTTTCAATGTTGTCTTCTGTTCTATAAGAACTCCAATACTTAAAATAGTCTCTTTTATCTGACATGTAATATCTTGGCCTATTGGCTAGATATGAGTTTGAATTATGTAAATATTTATTATTAAAATATTGTAATTTATTTATTCCAGATCTTGGTCTAAACTTATTAAAGCAATCTTCTATAGAAAATAACTGCCCTTCTTTTTCTTTGATGGATGTAAATAATTGTGGCTCATCTGAATCATCAAATCCACCATCTATAACTATGTCCGCATTTGTTGCATCGGTATAAAAGTTTCCACTATCATTAGGGTCATAAAAGTTAATAATATTTTTATATTTAGATAAACTTTCTAATGGACGATATCTGTAATTTCCAATTTTAAATAAATTTTCTGAATTATTAAAATTCCATTCTGCTAATACTAATCCTTTAAGGGTTACGCTATTGGATTCTTCAAAAACTTTTTTAATGTCTTCATGTTGAAACATTATACTTCTTCCAAAGATATACTTACATCCCACAAATCGTGTGTATTAGAACCTCTTTTATTAATGTTGTAAGAAAAATCAGATACAAAAACTTCTACTACTTCTTGGTATTCGTTAAGCCTTCCCATTGTATTGTCTTGTTGTTGAAAACTAGTATATTTATCATAAGCAAGAAATAGATAAAATGATCCAGGGTGCGTTAAATACCAGTCTAACAATTCATTTCCTCCTGCTCCACCATCTACTGTATATCTTGTTAAACCACTATCTTCTTTTCCAGTTGTTGTATCAAAATTTGCAATATTATTAAAAGATCTAGAAGGTATGTTTTGCCAACTTACAGAAAATGTGTTTTTATCAGCAATAAAAAATGATCTCATTTTTCCATTTATAGTTCTTTCTCTTTGTTCCAGTCTGTTATTTTTTACATCTATTGGAGAACGATTATGATCTGATAATATTAAAAAACCAGCATTTAACCCATCTGGCATTTGAGATGGGTTTGTACCCTTTTCGTATCCTTCTGGTACATGGACTGGTCCATTTGGTCCTGTTATTAAAGTTCCAGGGAAGTCTGCAAATAATAGTGCTTGTGGTCTACTATATTTTTTTCTACCAGCAAGGTAATTTAAAGTTGCCATTATATTCTATTCCCCTTGATTCTTTGAGAATCTATCTGTTTAATCTGCATCATTACCGTCCTAGCAATTTCATTGGGGTTTGCATCAGATTTAACATTAACGCTCAAGTTATAATTATACACTGAAGATGATGAAGGGTTGTCACCTTTATTAATTGCCTTTAAGTTATCTACCCCGAATTTATCCACACCATACTTGCTTACAATAAACTCACCAGGAGTTAGCATTGCTGGCACGGTATCAGTACCAACCGCAAAACCACCAGAAGCAAACTTAGAAATCATGCCACCCATATATTTCTTTTTAGTGCTTGGTAATACATTTATATTATTTGCTTTTGCAACAGCCTGTTGCCATGTTTGTGGTGCAAGAGTTTTTCCTCCACCCATAATATTGTTACCCGAAGTTCCGTAACTTATACTTTTTCCACTTCCCATGATGTTTGAAGAAGTAACTGTTGGGAATTTTGAATTAATAACATTTGTTGGTTTTGATACAACTGCAGGTGATTTTGTACCTTTTAGTTTTGGATCTGTTCCTGGATCTGTTGTAGTTGTAGCAGTAGTTCCATCTGGAAGTGATGGAATGTTAGTTCCAACATACTCTCCAAGTTTATTTAATATTCCTTGCCATCCAGCATTCATTGCATTAATTGCATCTAAAGATCCTTTAAGAGCAGTACTATACAAATCTGTTGCAAGTTGTGCTGCTGCAATCTTTGTTGCTTGTGTTTCCCATTCAGTTTTTGTCATTCCAGCAAGAGTTAGATTTTTTGCTTGTGCATCTACTTCTTGATTTATTAAATCTAATTTAACTTGTGCAAGTCTTGATTGTTCTTGTAGAGGTGAAATAGTGTCTTGTTCAATTCTATAATTTTGTTGTTTTAATACTTTAATTTTTTCTTCTAGTTGATCTCTAGTTAATCCATTTCCAGTTAGTGAACCTATCTGTGCGTCTCTTGCTGCTTCCATTCCAGTTCTTTGTTGAGCAATTGCATCTGCTGCATTTTGTGCACGAAGTTCTTGAGCCGCTCTTGCTGAAGCATAAACATCTCCTTGAGACAACGCTTCGGCAAGAGATAGTCTGCCCTTTTCTTGTCTGGCAATTGTTTCATTAATCCTAGAAATCTTATCAAGTGACTCAAACTGTTTATCATATTTTTTAGTTATTTCATCAGCCTGATCATTTATAGTATTTAGTCCATCTTCATATTTAGAAATTTGATAATTGTTTGCATCTTGAATATTTTGTGCATTTTTTATTTGAATATCAGCGGTATCAATTACTGCCTGTTGTTGATCAATTTCTGCTTGTCTTCTTAACTTCATAAGTTTTTCTTGAACATCAAAATATCTTTGTGCTAAATTATATCCAGGATCAAATGCTTGTGAGTATTGACCAGTATTTAAGAAACCTTTAATTTTTTTCAGGTTGGCTGCTGTTGTAGTATCAACAATTTTCTTCATATTCTTGCCAAGTTTTTCTGTTGCAACTGCTGCTGCAAAACCAGTGTTTTGAACTGCTTCGTATGCAGTTGCTGAATCCATACCTGCAGCAACTAATTTATTAAATGCTATTGTTTGATTATCTGTATCTGCAATTATTTTTTCTTGACTATCTTGGTATGCTCCAAGTTCTGCAAAGTTGATGGCAGACTGTAAAGTTTTCATGTCTTTAAATAGACTCTTGTATTTGTTGTAGTCTTCAGGAGATAGGGCAGTAATAAAATCTATGGTGTTTTGATTAGCACCTTGACTTCTAAGGGTCTGTGACAAACCTTTAAATCCGTCAATACCCTGTTTAACCATTCTCTTTAATGCACTAGCAGAAGCATCCCATCCAGTGGTTAATTCTTCAGTAGCCTTTCTGGTATCTCTAATCTTCTTTACTAGTTCATCTAGTGGAGATGAAGTTGGTCCTGTGTTTCCTTCACTACCGTCGCCATTAGGAACTTCTTCTTTTAATGCTTCTGCCTTAGTTAACTGTTGTGCGGCTCCAGTAAAATATCCATTTGGATTTTGTCCTGGATGTG